CAGTCCTGTGAGCGTGGATGGGGCCACGGGCAAACATTCCGGCCTAGCTCAACGGTAGAGCGAGTGCCTGTTAAGCATTAGGTTCCTGGTTCAAGTCCAGGGGCCGGAGCCGGGCGAAAGCCCGTGCAGGTAAGGACATCTGGGATTCCGCCGGTCGTATGGGCCGGAGGGCAGGGTTCGATTCCCTGGCCTGCAACCGAATAACAGAGAGATCCATCGAGGTCCAGAGCGCCTATATGGCGCCCGTGGTAAGTGAGCGTGGCGAGCGCTCCACCCTAGTTGAATAGGGTGCGAGTTGAGCGACTTCCACGGGGGCTTCAAGAGTAACATCTCCGGGCTCATTGCGCTCTCTAACCTCACGCCCCTAGTTCAGCGCGTCTTCGAATTGGGCGCCCATAGGGTTGCCGAACGGATGCAGCGGAACATCGTTGCAGTCGATTTCGTAGACACTGGGCTAACCCTCAATACGGTACGTACCGATCGGATCAACCCCCACCAGTGGTCTATCGGGCCGACCACCGACTACGCCATCTACGGCGAGTATGGTACGCGCCACATGGCACCACGGCCATTCGCCGGGCCTGCGCTTGCGGCTGAGAAACCCCAATTCCTCAAGGCCCTAGCTGCTGCTATTGAGAAGCATGGCACGATGAAAGGCGGCGTTTAGTGGCACACCCACGCGACGCCCTCGACACGGCCATCTGGAACGCGCTACAGGCGGACGCCACCACGCGCCCCTACCAGATCTTCAACACCACGCCGCCCGGCGATGACGAGCTAGCGTTTGACAATGACAAGCGGATGCTGCCCTACATCATCTTCAACCAGTATAGCGGCGGCGACTGGTCAACATTCGGGCAGCGCGGCTGGGAGATCCACTACCTAGTCAAGGTGGTAAGCGAGTCGCCCTACCCGCAGGAAGCGGCTCAGTTGATGGCCACCGTAGACACGGCGCTTCATGGCGTCGCGCTCACGGTTTCGGGGTACAACCACATCGACTTCGCCTACGAATCGGATATCAGCTATGGGGAGACATCGCGGGGCAAGACCTACACGCACGTAGGCAGCATCTACCGGATATGGGAGACCGCAGCATGACAGGAATAGTAACCAAGGAACAGGCCGGCAAGTACATCCAGCTATCGCGGGGCTTGCGCTGGCGAGACAAGGACAAGAAGCGGCACGACTCAAAGATCCCCGAATCGGTAGCGTCCGGCCTGCTGCTGCCGAACGGCGCGCTGGCACCGCCGCCAGAGCCCGCCGGCTACGTCTACGTGGATTTCAAAGAGGGCGATGTTGTGGATGTTCCGTCTCTGCTAGAGGCTCGGGCTATCGAGCCGATCCCACCCAAGTCCAAGCCACAGAAAAGGAAGGCAGCCAATGGCAAAGATTAGCTCGGCGGGAAGCCAGATCCTACTCGATGAGTTCGACATCAGCGGCTACTGCACGGGCTCAAACCGCGGCCTCACGCAAGAGCTAGCGGTAGTGACGACGCTCAGTGATGCCGGCCCGCGTCGGATCACGGGCAACTACGATACTACGACCGGGGTCACGGGATTCGGGGACTACACCGACACGTACATCGATGAGATCATGGATGACCTACAGTCGGAAGCTACGCCGACCGACCACTATCTCTGCCAGCTTTTCGGCGCCCATGCGGCCGGGGCTGTGGGCTATGAGGATCGAGTGCGGCTATCGTCCAGGCCGATCAACGCGACGACCGGCTCAGCGCAGACCTGGAACGTCCAGCTCGACGGTTCACTAGGAACTACGCGCGTCACCAACATCTTTGATGCAGCCGTGACAGCGACGGTCGCCGGCACGGGCTACAACCTCGGCGTAACTACGGCGCCCGATGAGCTTGTAATGGTAGCGCGTATCACAGCCGCGACTGCGCTAACGACCATCACGATTGACCTACAGGAGTCCTCAGATGACGGCGCAGTCGACACATACGCCAACATCACAGGGATGCAGATAGTGATGAGTGCCGTAGGAGTATCTGAGGATAGCGTAGTCATCACGACTGAGGCGTGGAAGAAAGTCAACGTCTCGGCGTGGACCGGCACGAGCGCCAATCTGCTCGTAACGGTTGGACACCGCAAGGGAACATAGGGAGCATACACATGGCAAAGATAGCCTCCTCGTCGGCAGACATGACCATTGACACCGACAGCATGGAGGAATACACAACCGATATCGGGTTCGAGCTTACGCAGGCACTACCCGTCACGACCTGTTTTGCTGACGCTGGACCGCGGCGAGTCACAGGAAACTATGACTACGCCTACACGCTGGCCGGCAACAATGACTTCGCAACGACCCTGCCCGACTCGACCATCTACGGTCTAATCGCTAGTACGGGCGTAGCGGTGACGTTCGACCCGACCGGCGCGACCGCCGCAAGCGACAACCCGAACTATGACTCAACGTCATCGGTGCTGGAGTCCTACTCGATTTCAGGATCGCTTGACGACGCGATCAAGTTCAGCGCGACGCTACGCGGCAACTCCGCTATCAGCAGGGCGGTAGCCTAATGGCAAAGATGGCTAGCAAGACTGCCGATATCGTCATCGGGTCCACCTCATTCGAAGAGTTCACGACGGCGATCAGCCAGGAGCTTACGCAGGAGATACCCGAGGCCACCTGTTTCGCGGATGCCGGCCCACGGCGCGTCGCGGGCAATTACGATTTCGGGTACACGTTGGGCGGGCCTGCCGACTTCGCGGCTGCGGCTAGCGATATCGTCCTACACGCGCTGGTTGGTGCGGCGGCTGCTCATAGCCTATTCGACCCGACCGGCACAAGTGCGGCTAGCGGCCACCCGAACTATGACACGTCTTCGGGCGTGCATCTGGAATCGTACAACATCCAAGTCGGAGTCGGCGAGCCCGTCACGTATGACGCGACGCTCAGAGGCACCGCTGCCCTGGCGCGGAACGTAGCTTAGGAGAGAGGATATGGCAAAAGTATCAGTTGTCGGCATCGACTTCAGTATCAACTCTGTCCCGTTTGAGGATGACCTGCAGAGTCTATCCCTGGACGTGACGCAGGAAATGCTAGTCACTACGAGCTTCAGCGACGCCGGCCCGCGGCGGCTGGTAGGCAACTATGACTACAGTCACTCGCTCGGCGGTGCCGTCGATTTCACAGACGCACAGAGCGACGCGACGTTGTTTGCGATGATCGCCAACGAACGCGCGATCATCTTCGAGCCCCTCGGGACAACGGCAGGCGCCAGCTCGCCGGTCTACAACTCGACGTGCGACCTGGCAAGCTACACAATTTCATGCTCATCGGGCGCGCCGATCATGTTTGACGCGACGCTACAGGGATCGTCTGCGATGGATAGGGACGTAACGCCGTAGGAGGCACTTGATGGCGAATGAGGCGAAGGGAGCCGGGGCTTCGGCCCCGGCGCGGCCTACAAAAGTTCCAGCGGTTAGGGTTCCCTCTGATACCTGCACCATTGAGTACGACGGCGAAGAGGTGCAGGTACACGTAGGGGAATGGGTTGATGTGTTGCCCGTCATGTCGGTGGCGGACATCCACGCTTCAAGGCGGATACAGGATCTCTCGGTCCAGATGGACGCCATTGAAGGCGAAGAGGATGAGGCAGAGAAACAGGTGGCGCTGATCTCCCAGCAGTATGACGCCATCATGGAGCGTCTAGCGCGGCGCGTGGTGGGGTGGAACTGGACAGATCTCTACGGCAAGCCGCTGCCACAGCCGAACGGGAAGTCTGAACCGTTCGTCACGCTATCACCCGAGGAAACGGGCTGGCTCCTATCGGCCATCAACCGAGATACGGATGATGAACGAAAAAATGGTACGCCGGACTCGCCGACTACCTCCTCGGATACAAAACCACGGCGCAGCCGGACAAGATCAAGTTCGGCCCCGTCCCGTTCGAAGCCGAAGTAAGTCACATCTGCGAGGCATTTGAGTGTACGCCCGACGAAGCCTTGCGGCAAGATCCGGTGCTCGTGCATCGGATCATGGAGTATCGACTAGCGCGCCAGGCGCCGCCGTTGATGGACGGTTCCGAAGAAGGCGCTAAGGCACTTGCGGAGAATGAAGCACTCGTAACAATCATGGCTGAGATAACCAAGGCCCAGAGAGAGACGCTAGGCTAATGGCGGGCGCAACCGCCGCGCATCTTCGCGTCATCCTCGACGCGGAAGATAAGGCGTCCAAGAAGTTCACGGGCACCACTCAGGCTGCCAAGAAGACCGAGGGCGGACTTGGCACGCTCAAAAAAGCCTTCATTGCGCTAGGCGCCGCTGCGACTGTAGCGGGTGTTGCCAGGCTTGGCAAGGCGATGCTCGACAACGCCGCCCAGGTCGAACAGATGGGGCGTAAGGCCAGCATCGTCTTCGGCACAAACCTCACGGAGGTCACGGCATGGGCGCGCGCCAACAGTGAGGCGTTTGGGACATCAACTACCCAAACAATCAACATGGCGGCTGGCCTTCAGGACCTCCTCATCCCCATGAAGTTCACCCGCGACGAAGCGACCAAGATGTCGCTCGAGATCGCGGGACTTTCGGGCGCTCTAGCGGAGTGGTCGGCGGGCAAGTACGACGCGCGGGAAGTTTCGCAGATCCTAGCCAAAGCCTTGATGGGCGAGCGCGAGACGCTAAAGGAGCTCGGCATCTCCATCATGGAGGTCGAGGTTCAGAACCGCGCCGGCATCAAGGGCCGCAAGGATATGACCGATGCCCAGAAGGCTCAGGCCAAGGCTACCGCCACGCTTGAGCTCATCATGGAGAAATCCACTGACGCCCAGAAGGCGTTTACGGAGGGCGGCGATACCCTCTACCGCACACAGCAGAAGGTCAATGCGGCCATTGCCGAAGCCAAGGACGCCATTTCCATCGCGTTTGCTGGCGCGCTAAGAGGCGCGATGCCCATCATCAAGGACGCCGCTACGTGGCTCCGCGAGTTCGGCAGCGGGATGCAGGTGGCGATGGACATTGGCGCGGAGATGCGCGGCACTATACCGGGCGCCTTCGGTGAAGTAGCTGCATCATTGCCTCCCGTCATCGAGCGATATCAGTACCTCAAGGATCAACTAGGCGAGTTCGCCGCCACGACGAAGCTCCAGATGGGTCCGATAGAAGACCTCATCACGGGCAACTTTGAGCTTCGCCAGATGTGGCGCGAGTCGGGTCTGAGTATTAGCGAGTTCGGTGACAAGCTCCTAACGATGACACGGGACTCCCAGACTGCGGCTGCCGATTTCATCAAGGCGCAGATCAGCGCCAACCTTGCAACGATCAATCGTGCGCTGGGAATGGCTGACCTTCGCATTGCGCTTGCCAGCGGCAGCAAGGCGGAGGATGCCTATGCGGGCTACGTCGATGATACCACGACAGCCCTGCAAGATGAATCGGCCGCGCGAGTCATAGCAGCGCAGCGCCAGCTTGACCTCAACAAGGCAATTGCTGAAGCCAACACAATCTACCCCGAAGGTACTGACGCGGCGAGTGTCTATGCGGGCGTGGTGCATGATGTCGCGGTCTCCGAAGAAGACGCCCGCCGCGCCATCGAGGAAGCCAACGAAGCGATCTATGGGCAAGGCCGCGCCGCTGATATAGCCCGCGGCCAGTGGGCCGACTTCGCGGCAGAGATGGAGGCGGCGAAGTCTCAGTGGGGCGAGATGGAGACTAGCCTTAGCACGACCACGCGGGCGCTAGAGGGTTTCGGATTCAGTAGTGAAGAATCACAGTCGATCCTTGAGACCTTGCAGGCAACGGGTGTACTCCCGGCGGTGGATTCATTCGAGCTGTTGCGCGAGAAACTAGAAGCGTCCGGCCTGGCGGCGGCGACGGTCGATCAGATCATGGCCGAGGCCGGCGAGTCGGCTGGGGCATTGACCGAGAAGGCGCGGGAGCTGTATGACGCGCAAGAGGACCTGGGCTCCGCTACGTTCCACGTCACCGATGAAGTCGGCAAGGCCATCACAAAGTTCGGCGATTGGGAGACGAGCAGCGGTGGCGCGACCAAGAAAGTGCTCGACCAAAAGAACAAGACTGTAGGCCTCAAGGACGCGCAGTCAGACCTGATCTCAATGACCAGTGATATGCAAGGGTCGTATGACAGGTTCTCTACGGCTGGCGCTATCGGCCAGCTCAACTCTCTGGCTACGCGCATCTCTACGATGCCGACCTATCAGACTGCTAGCCCTGAATGGATCGTAGCGTGGCAGACACGAGATCTAGCCGATGCTGCGATGTCTACTATGCCGTCCGTTGCAGCGCTTGGAGATGTGCTCGGCGGGGTAGATCGTGTCGGCCAAGCGGCACAACCCACGATGGAAGCAATGACTGATATGGTCTTTCTCTTCGGCGAGACGACCCGTAAGACTTTGCCGTATGTTGAAGACATGGAGGCGGACCTACGTATGCTGGGTCTCGCTAGCGTTGGGATGGCGAACAAGCTAGAGCGGTCGTCCAAGCGCGTTCAAGGACTAGGCTGGCCGTTCGGAGGGGCTGGCGGCGGTGGTGGCGGCGGGAGAAACCCGTTAGGCGACGTTCTGGGACCTGCATAT